ATTCGCGTTAAGCCCGGAAAAACAAATCAACTGGTACGGATTGTGCACCATGAGCATGGACGTTTCGTCCATGTAAACCGTATCGCCGGCGCATAAAATCAGCGTCGCCGCGGATGCCGCGATCCCGTCAATATACACGGTAACTTTTTCAGAACGGCGTTTTATTTCGGCATACATGGCCAATGCCGCAAACGGATCGCCGCCGTTGCTGAAAATGTGAATTTCAATTTCGGAAACCGCCCCCAATTTATTCAAATCTTCGATAAATTGCGCGGGCGTGCTTTCATCTCCCCAAAATTCCACGGAGCTTATTTCGCCGTAAATATCCACGCGCCCGACATTGCTCCCGTCTTGAGCGCGTATTTTTTTCATAAAATAAAACTTACCCATTTTCATTCCCTCCTGTTTGGGTTTTGTCTGTGCTTTCAATAGACTTTCCTGTTTGTGTCATTGCCTCAGCCGCAGCGTCCGGAATCCCCGCCGCTTTTGCCGCCGCGATCTCGCGTCCGCGTTCCTGAATATTTTCATAATAATTTCCGCCAGTTAATTCGCTCGTTGCTTCGCTCGCGGTCGCAAAGGCAAGCCTGACAAGGTGTTCGTAATTATCCCCGCTCTTGCCTAAATCTATGTGCGGCATTCCGGGACCATTCCACTTTGCCCTTGTATACGCGCGTCTCATTATCGGATTATCAAAATACCCCGGCGCCTCTATCCAGCCGCGCATAACAGCTTCATCCATTAAATTTTCATAAACAGGCTGGCAGTAGTCATTCACCAGTCCAGCGCGTTTCGCTTTGAAATTGCTTCTCGCGACATTATTGGCCGCCTGGCTCGCGCTGAATGACGCCTGATATAACTGCACCAGTAATTCATAAGGGAGTTCGACAGATGGCCCCATCAGCATTAAATTAGCTTTTACAAATGGTTCGAATGATGTTGTCGGTCTGGAAGGATTAACCGAGTTTACCTCTTCTCCCGGCCTCGCGTATTGAACAATGCCGTTGCCAAGAGCTATCAAATCGTCTCTGTCATCCGTTGCCTTGCGGCCTTCATCTCCCGCCATATCCTCCAATTCGCCGGCCATACCATCCGGATTTTCCGATGTTATAACCAATGTAAATAAAGCCTGAATCTGCGCCGCTATCGCCTCAGCTTTCATATAACGGTCAAGCGTCAGCGCCAATTCAACAACCGGAGCGATTAACGGTATGCCCCGGCGCTGCCCCGGGCGCTGCGTTTCCATCAGGTGCAATACGTTCGGCAGTCCCGTTTCAGCCCCGTATGCCGGAATAAAAATCCAGCGCGGATAAATTACTTCGTTGTACCTGAAAGTATGCGGCCGCCGTTTTGCCAGCGGATGCCCCGTAAAAAACCAGTAGCCTACAATGTTGCCCCATTGCGAAATTTCAACGCCGCCGTATATATCGTTGCCCTCGCGCTCATGCTCGATGCGTTCAACAGCGTCCGGATCGGCGCAACAATCCGCCTCTATAACCTGTATCTTCAAATTGAACGGAGCGTTACGGCGTTCAAAACGCGGCATTGTTACAAACACGTCACCCGATTCCTGCTGTGCCCTGAAAACCAGTCTGGTCAATTCGTAAAAATTATCGCGATGGTACACGTCGCAAGCGGTAGATTCCGCGAATGTTTCCCACAATCGCATAACGGACGCTTTCCATTTTTTCACGTCGTCTCCGGACATACCCAAAAATTCAGCGTCCGGCATCGGCTCCGGCCGCAAACCGTCCCCGACTACGTTAGTTGTCAACGTCTTATACAGGCCGGCGATAATCGGCGATTCCATTGTCAACTGCCGGCTTCTCTGGCGTATAATAGGCAGGTTTGCGACTATATCGTCGTCAGGCGATCCCCCGGTCCAGTTCCAGCCCTTGAAAACAGGTTTGGTTAATGACGCCGCCGAATGCGAATAACCGGACGCAAGTATTTTATTTGACTTCTTTGCTATAGGGTTTCCGTATTCGTCCAATAAAATAACTTTCTTCATTTTGTCCTTATCCAATCGGTACTACGCGCCAGAACCTGCCATTGCCTCCGGACAACGCGCCGATCAAATCCTCAAGCGTATTTTTGCGCTTGTATAACGTTGCCAAATCAGCCCTTGTTAAACTCCGGGTACCGATACGGTATGATTGCGCGCCGCTTAAAATCGCGGTTATCGCGGCGTCAACAACTTTCAGTTCTGCCTTCGCTGTTGCCAGCTTTTCTGATTTTCTCCGCATACCCTAACGCTCCCCTCGGGCAAATAAAAAAGCCCGCAGAGAATGAAAGAGGATATACCTCTCCCGTTCTCTGCGGGCTTCTGATTTCCAGTCGGCCTATAAAATAACTTTATTTAATTATAACTATATTAAGCCTGAAAATGTCAAGTATTTATTTTTGAAGGCTTTTCTGTTTGCTCGGGCTCTTTATCAAGCCTTATTTTGTTGTGAACGTCGATATCCAAAAAACGGGATGTGGCGCCGATTTGAATAGTGAGACTCCCAAAATCAATAGGCAGAGCGGCGGCTTTTATCGCTTCGATATGCTCGTCAGTAAATTTCATTCCCCTCCCGCTCCGTCCGGTTTATTTATTCGCCGCGCATTTGTAATTTTTCATTTATTTCTAATATATTACACTTTCGCCTTTTGTCAACAGTTCTCATTATAAATTAATCTCCGCGCCCCTTGCCCGTTGGTTTCTGCTTTCTTTCTTTTTCGGTTTCGCATTATGCAAAACCGGCTCGGCGGTTTTTTTTGCCTGAGTTACGGACGCATCGGCGGCCGCCCATGGTTCCCTTAAAAACATTCGTTTTAACATCATATCGTCTTTAGACCACATAATGCGCAATGCCGCCCTCGCGTAAACACGGCAGTCAAAACTTTCATTTCGAGCGCCGGCAGGTTTTTGCCATTCGTAAACAGCAAAGCCTTTTTTATTTTGAATAACGACTCTCTTCTCGACAGTCAGCATCTCAAAATACGCCGCGTCATATCCGTTAACAGGTATATCGTCATTGTCTTTCGGAAAATGGCAGTAACCGTCCCCGGGCTTCTCGACTTTCAGCCATGACATTACATCAGCCTTGATCCCGTCAACGCCGACAATAAAAAGCCCCTTCTCCCTGCTTTCATCAGAAGGCCTTGCCAACGGAATTCTGTTTCCGCCCTGGCCTTTGGTCGGAATTACTCCCCGTGATCGTCTGGCTTTGCAATATCCGTATACCTGCATCGTCATGTGGCCGCCCGTGTCAACTGCAACCCTGCTTATTCTTATTCGCTTGCCGTTTCCATACGTCCATGTTCTGGCCAATAAAGCGTCGAGCTGATTCCAAACTTCGCCGCGCCTGGGATCCCCGAATATTTCCGCGTATTCAATCCCCCATGATTCAAAACCCATGCCCCAACCGACAACTTCATAAGCCAGCCTGTTATCCTGCACGTCAACGCCCATCGTCAGCACGCACACGCCGTCCGGCAATTCCGCGTTGTATACTTCGCGCCTTGATTCCAGCGCATGGGATTCTACTACCTCTCCGCGTATTTCCCATGTCTCCGCCAAAATCGTATTGATAAATGTTATGAGCTTTGAATAATCGCCTCTCTTTGCCGGTTTCTGCGCGTCAGCCCATTTAGCGATTAACGTATCCCAAGATAATTGCGAATCAAGCGCATTCACATGGAACCCCCTTACATCATGATCCGGATTTTCCGCTATCCACGCCCCGCCGCCAGTTTCCCATTCGGCCCGTGTAAAAAATTTATCGCAATGCGGACACGCCATTTTTCTTGTCTCAAAATCCAGCCGCGGCCAAAGAAATTGCGACCATTCCCCGCACTTCGGGCATTTGTGCGACCAGCGTTCCCGCGTCGAATCATTGTAGGCCGCCTCTATTTTGCTTTTGTTTTTTATTGTCGGTGTAGATGTCAAAACAATTTTGTGATCCGGGAACGCGTATGTTCTCGCTGTTGCCAGTTCTATAGGATCGCCCTGTCCTTCCAAATCT